CGCTGCGATGCTCTCAATCACCATTGGGGGTCACCCCATAAAGAACTGTGGGAGGGCTGCTGCCAGAATAAGCGCATAGAGGCCGTAGATTAGATTCTCTAGGTGTTTGAACTTGGCACTACCTTCTGCAAGGCGCTCCTCTATCCGCTCGTAGCGCAGCGCACACTCACGCTCGTGAGCGTTTATTTCGTTTAGTGCTTGGTCGCCTTTATCACTCATACTGATACATCAACTCTGCGTATCGGTGCCAATGGCTGCGCCTCGATCTTGTTACCATCTTTCGTGTAAATAGTAGGGATGATGGTCTCCACAGCCTCTCTCACTGTCTCGCCTTCAGCCCCAGTGCGGAGCCTTTCTTGCTTCTGAACCGCTATCTGCTTCCAGCTTACTTGCGCCGTGCTATTGACAGATCCGACATCCATTACCAAGGCACTCCCATTGCTTGTTGTGGCGTGATTTGTAGGTCGATTGCAGATTGCAGTCCCGTTTCGATGGCGTCTTTCTCTAACGCTGACTGACACCAGCCAATTACGTCTGCTTCTGTTAGCTGGTCATACGCAATGTAATCCGACGCGGCAGGGTCAGGCGTAAAACTCTGCGTGCCGTAGCTGGTCGCTGTGTATGTTTTGCCGCTGTCTTCTTGCGATGCGTTAACGCGCCAGTGCGCAACGATCACGCCGCCTGCTAGGTCGCCGATCAGGTCGCGCTCTAAGGTTGAGATCGTCCATGTGAATGTTGCTGCCATTAGTTGTTCTCCTAAAGTGCTGAAATTATGAAGGCTAGAAGTTCGCTGTAACGAATACTTAAACGTGTCTGCTTACTACCATCGTCATTTGTCCAAGTGTCACTGCACCACATGCCGTAACGCGCTGCGTCTAAGCCTTCTGCTGTAAATGCGTCTTGCAGTTCTTGGGCAATAATTCCAACGTGAATACGAGCATCGTCGCCTTTTTCAGCGACTGCATCTTTCCAACGGTACTTTCTGAGTAGCCCTTTAGCTGCCACCGCGACACGCTTTTCAGCCTCTGAAAGCTGTTCTATATTTTCCTTTAAGTCGCGGTCAGAACCCGTAGTGACCCCATTCGTAACGAACGCGTCCTTGAAACGTGCGCTGGAAAAACCCAAGCTAACGACGTTATCATCAAAACTGTTTGCCGTTTTTGTAGGAAGGATACTGCCAGTACCCGCAACTGATCCCGTTAAACCTGCGCCGCCTAACAAGATGTAAGAGTCAGTGCCGCCTCTTGAGCCAATACTACCGACTGTGGTGCCGTCCCTAGAAATCCTAATGACTTCACCATCGCTAGACAGCCTATTGAAATCAGCGACATTGCCACCGCTTCGGATAGAGCTTTGAAGACCGTCATTACGGAAGATATGTCCAGCGGTGTTTTCATACTCTAAAGCAGTCTTTCCCACCAAAAACGCTCCTGATGAAAGTAAGCGTGCGCGTTCTGCAATACCGCCTGAGTATGTGAAAAATCTTAAATCACCAACACCAGAACCTGACTTGCCGCCCGTGATGCGCGCATAATCCGTAGATCCATCTGTCGTGTAGTTCAGACTTGCTTGACCAGTATTTACAATGTTCAAGTCGCCTGATGTATCAAACCTTGCGACCTCCGCTGCATTGACGGAAAAACGCAAAGCATGATTCGTGAAACTACCTAAAACGGGCAAATTATCACCAGCCACACCGATGTATGCTTGGACGTTCCCGCCGTTGCCGACACGCGCATAGGATGCTGAGCCAGTAGCGCGATTAATGTCTAACGCTGTAACCGGGCTGGTCGTGCCGAGGCCGCAGTTGCCGCTTGTCAAGCGCATGACTTCACCCGTTGAGTCGCCAAAACGCAAGTCTGCGGAAGTGGTCGTTACGTCGTTACCGATGAATGCCCAATTGTTTTGCGGCTGGTTATAAAAGCGCAGTCCGTAATTTGCGTCGTGCTGGATAGCGACTTCACCAGCAACATCTAGCGCAACGCGGGGTGTACGCCCGATGCCGACTCTGTTGTTAGTCGCATCAACGACCAGCGTGGTGGTATCTACGGTAAGCGCGGCGGCGTTTACAGTCCCGGTAAACGTTGGCGATGCTAGCGGCGCTTTGGCGTCTATCTGCGTCTGAATAGCTGATGTGACGCCATCGACGTAATTAACCTCTGCCGTTGTCGCCGTTACGCCGTCGAGAATATTTAGCTCCGCTGCCGTCGCCGTTACGCCGTCCAGAATGTTTATCTCAGCGCCCGTCGCAGTAATTGCTGTACTGCCAAGCGTGAGCGTTGTGATCGTCAAGGCACTTACTGTGTTGCCGGTGAGCGCAGCGTTTAGGCTGGTGTCTGATACGTTGTTAAGATCCGCTCTTGCTAGCTCAAACCCGCCAGCGGTTGATCCATCGTTAACATGCACGGAGTCGTTAGTCGTATTGACAACGATCTCGCCTTCCGCGCCGGTAAATGCGGCTACCTGTGAACTGGTGCCACGCCTGATCTGTAGTTGTGTAGCCATCTAAGTCTCCAATGTGGGCCAGTCTTCGTCATCTAAATTAGGCCAGTTTTGGTGCAGTGTAATATCGCGCAAAGCCTGCCGATAGTTCTTATACCGCACCTTCGCCTCATCCGATAAAACACAGTCGCCAACCTGAGTCCAGTCAGTCTCCTGCAAAGCCTCGCCCCGACGTTTTCTATTGATTTGCTCTATAGGTATCGCTTTCGGGTTTTCTGAATCGCCACTGTAGATCATCGCGCCAACGCCTCTGCTGTCACGAAGTTATTATCCCACTGTGGCGTGCTAGTGACGTTCTTTTGATAACCATACAGTTTGACGTATATCGTGCTACCGCCTCTTAGACTTGGAACTACTGGCCTCATCAATATACCGCCAGCGGTAATACCAGTGCTAAAAGAAAACCCATAGGTGTTAAAATCACCGCTTCGCGTGCCGTTCACATCGTAGCTCTGACCCAAAGAAGCAGTGCGCTGAATGTGCGTGGTAATCATCGTTACAGACGAACTAGAAAATGTGCCGCTCGGATTTGCTTGCAGTGTTACCAAGTAGTCGATTAGATCCGAAGTAGAAAGTGGTGTCGTGAATGTGATGTCAGCCAACAGTTGTAGGGTCTGACCGCCGAACTGATGGAAAGGCGTCGAAGCTATGAACGATGTGTAGCTGGTGCTGAACTGTTGCGCTGTCTGATCGCTAGTCCTGTCTCCTTTTATCGTGCCTAGTGCGTTTGCTGCGATCTGAGCAGAATTTACCCCAGAAGCTCGAATGATTAGCTGGCCTGATCCATTGGTGTCCAGCGTCAGATTGTCGATGTTGATGCGACTAGCGTTAATCGTGCCAGTCGTAATTACTCCGCCAGAGATAGCAGTGACGTTCGTGTTCACCTGCCCGCCAGTGATGAACCCAGTATTGTTTGTAAGGTCAGAGATGTTTGACCCGTTGATGACAATAGCGCCTGCGCTGATTATCCCCGACACATCTAACCTGGCAGTCGGAACCGTACCCGAAGAAATGTTTGAGCCATTGATATTCGAGACCGTGACTTGTGCCGCGTTTATCGATCCCGCTGTAACAGCACCGAGGTTCGCGGAGATCGCCGCTAGATTCGAGACGTTTAGCTTATTCGCGTCGATGGTCGAAGCTGCTATCTTTCCGCCCGTTATCGCATTCGACTGGATGTTTGAAGACTGAATAAATTCAAACGTACCTATGGCTGCGACCACTGCCGCTGTGGTGATAGATGAGCTTTGTATGGCACCGATCACCGCTGAATCTGCGAATATCTCTGAGGTATCGAGTTGGGCTGACGTTATCGTTGATGCCGCTATCTCTGATGCCGTAACAGCGTTTGCTGCTATGGCATTCGCAGTGACGGAATCTGCTGCCAGCTTGACCGCACTTATCGCCCCGCTTGCGATGGAATCAGCGACCACGGCCCCGGCCTGAATGGATGCAGTCGAGATCTGGCCCGCCGTGAGGCTAGATGCCTGCACCTGTCCGAAGACCTGAGTAGCAAGATTCACTTGGTCATCAAGGTCTGCCGCTGATATGGCAGTAGTCCACGAAGTTCCGCTGTAGCGATAGAGCTTGTTATCACTGGTAAGCATGACCACTCGACCAGTAGTCAAGTTGGTGGTCGGCAGTGCGCTGACTCTTTCAACAGGTCTCACCGTGTCGCTAAAGAGATTCTCGCCTAAAGTACCTGACAAGTCGGCGGTGCTTACTAAGGTCGTGAATTCAGGAACCGATGAGTTGTAGCGGTAGAGCTTCTTATCAGTGACGTTGAAAAGGATTGACGGCCCAGTATACCCAGTGGGCGACGGCAGACTCGTAACTGCTGAGATTGGCTCAACACCGCTAGCAAAGGAAGCCGCAGTGATTGATCCGGGGTTGACCGATGATGCCGTGAAAAGGTCTGTAGTCCACGCTGTGCCTGTCCAAACGAATAAGGTGCTTGTGGTCGTCAGGAACTTAATCTGTCCGACATGCGCTCCTGTGACGCCTGAGAGGGTGCTTACTGGCTCAATACCAAACGCATCCCCAGCGGCGAACTCATCGAGGACGTTTTGCGCTAGATCATCAAGCACGACCTTCTGAGTCGTCGCATTTACTGATGCGGTAAACCCAGAGAGATTGCCAGAGCGGTCGGCACTCCTCAGCCAAAAGTACCGAGTGACGTTATTAGCTAATCCGGTGACTGTATGCTGGTCAGTCTTCGATCTGACAATGAGCGTCGATGTGGCTTGGTTGTCTACTGTATTCTGGAAGATCTCCACGAACGCCAGATCGCTGTCAGAAGGCAACTCGTAATCGAGTTTTATTTGCTGAATACCACCTGTCGCAGTGACGCTAGACGGTACGGCTGGCGGGGTCTGGTCGCCTTGCAGCGTGATATTCGCCGTGACGAAAGTTGACACTTTGCCGGTGAGTGAGACTGCGCGAACCTTAAACTGGAACTCCTCTAGCTCTTCCATGCCAGTGATGACCGTGGAATCGCCGTAAACGTTGATGGATGAAAAGTCGGTGTCTGCGCCAGAGATGGCTTCATTCACCCCGCCGAAATTCAGTTCGATGGTCGTAGCACTAGCGACAGAGCCATAGTCTTGCGTCGATGTGAACGAGTTAGCGACAGCGCCAAGGTCTATCTCGCCCGCGCTCGTCCGCTTGAATCGCACCTCGTAGAAAGAAACATAGATATTGGCGGTTGGTGCCGTCCATTTGGCCTTGATAGCAGGAAGCACGGAGCCGTCATTACCTAGAGCCGTGGTCTCTGTGAGAGTCAATCCAGTCGGGGGATCTTGCGTGGGTGTGTCGTCAACGATGTCGGAGTAGTCTGGGTTATTCGGCCCCACGGTGGCGATGATGTTTGACGTATCTGAGTCCGGGTTACGGTCTGACTTTACGAATGGCTGGCTGCTGTTCTTATCACCAGCGTATGCAAACGCTCTCACCCAATAGTACCGCTGATTCCCCACAACCACTGGATCGATATGGTTGAACTCATCGTGGAAGAATTGCGTCCCTCTCGTCTCACCGATCAACTTGGCATTGTTCCATGACGAGTCCGCAGACGCATAGACTGCAATAGTCTCGAAGAGCTTTGGGTTGACTGGGTTAGTCCAATTCAACTCAATATGCTTTAGTCCGCCATTCGCCGATAGATTCTGTGGGTCTGGTACTCCACGGAAGCCTTCTGTAATAACCCCGCTTGCTGAGATCGTGCTGTACTCGCTCGCCGCTGGGTCTGCGTATGATCCTGAGTCGTCTTCTAAGAGTGTGAGGTTGACCACCCCGTCCTGAGTATCTGAGAACGACCAAGCAGCACAACGGAATACCTTGTTGGAGTAGTTAAGCTCCGAGACTGTGACTTGCACCCTGTCGCCTACATCTACACGCAGCCCTGTCAGGTTCGCCGGGAACGTGATTACCTTCTGCTGATCTGATAGCTGTATTTGCTTATTCGCTATCCTCTGAGCCATGAAGCTGGTGTTAGTGAACGGCAACTGCACGTCACGGATTAGAACCTCGTTGTTATCTCTGCTCAGTGCGCTCGTAAGCTGTACTTCTGGCGCTTCCACGCTTTTGTGATTCTGAGACGGGTCGATGAAAATAGGTCTGATGGTGTTGAAGCGGTCACCTCGCTCCACGGAGGTTTTCACACCAATAGCACCCGCTAGGTCGTCTTCATCAAGGCTCTCGGTGGGAGCCTCGAAGATTCCTGCCCTGATAGTGTAGATACCATTTGAGTAGACGAGGGTGCCGTTCATGCTCGACATGAGCTTGTTGATGTTCGCCCTGTGGCTGTCTCCTGCGAATAGAACACCATTAGCGGTGAATCGCTTTTCTGTGCCAGAGGAAGGAACGGCTACTGTCACGTCACAGGCATCAGCCGCAGTAACTACCGCCGCCCAGTCGATCTTGCTAGTCGGGACGCTAAGTCCGAACTTTGTATCGGTGAGATAGTTGGCAACACAAAGAGCAGGGTTCTCACTCCACGCCTGATAAGCGGTATTGCTGGGGTTAGCTCCTGCCGAGTTGCCCGCAGCGACATCCAGTCGCGGGTCATATATATCTTTTTTGCCTTTAACCAGCGCCTTGATGTTGGTGGGCTTCAGCCTGTCCCACACTTCTTGCGATGAGTCAGTCAGCCTCCACTTCGTCACTAGGTAGGCGATACCCCTAGCTCTATGGGCCGAAGTCCAAGCCGAGAAAGTAGTGGTTAGTAGGGAGCTTGATGTCTGCGTGCTTGATCCTGTCTTGCGTTCAACGAAACAGATGGTTGTGAAAGGGTCTTCTGTTGTTGGGCCGAAGCTACCAGTGGTTACTGCATTACCTGTGAATGAAGAATTCGGAATTCTGGTGTTATCGAAGAATATGTCTGTAACGGATTCGCATTCGTGTCCAGTCAGAGCGATGGCGTGGTAGAGATCCTTGTTGTCCGTCCCAGCCACCCCGACGAAAAATATCGGGCCGGAAACCAACGCCTCACCATAGACGACTTTCTGTACTTCAATTGTGCCTCGGACTGTCTGTTGTCTGGTTGTGTCAGTATCTGACTGAGGCAGAGACAAATCAGGCATCAACCCTTTGATTGCAAACGGTGCTGATAGGATCGCAGTGCCTGCGATGATACTGCCCGCTGCGCCGAATGACGCACCAGTAGCGATAACGCCTACAGTCTCAACTGCGCCCACGATTACCGTGGCAATTAGTTTGACGGCTGCAATAACTTCCATCTATGCGCTCCAGCCAGCCAGAACATAACGTTCTGGAACCCTTGCCATGCCGTGAGATGTCAAACAGACCACATAATCGCCGAGCTTTATGCCGCAAATTTGATCGACTATCGGAAGCCTCACGACACAAGGATCTCCGTCCTGCAATGTTTTTGATGGCTCTCCTAATATTGAGCCGATAAATTCCAATAAAGTGCCCTCTCTACCAACTAAGACCTGAGCTTGCGCCTCTGACTCATAATGGAAGTTTGCAGCGTAATCCTTGCCAGTTAATTCTTTCACGACGAAGGCGATAAACTGGCAGCAGTCAGCATCGCCATACCTAAACTGACGACGTTGCCACTTGTTAAGCGCAGCGTGAACTCTCATACGGAGATAGGTAGATTGGGATTTCTGTCAAAGACGCCAGGATTCGCTGGCCCGCCAGCAATCGCATCGGAGTTTGGATCACCCCAGCGTATTTTCGCGCCCTCGATGTCAGCCATGAACTCAAAGGCTAGATCGCCAGAGAAGTCGTTTTGTAGCTGAGCGTCGGTATATTTTAGATTCGATGATTTATCAAAACGTGCTAGCTCTGATTCTGCCGTGAGTGAGATCACATCACCGCTTGCTGCACCGATGGACACATCCATCTGATCCATCGCGCCTTCCCAGACAATCGTAGGGTCAGCGAGTAGTGCGTCATCCGAATCAAGGACTCCCAGATACACCTTAACGGGGTGCATGTAATAGTCCTCAGTCAAAGCAGCGCCTGAAATGGTCGCATCTAATCCAGAGAGTGAGAGTGTAATCTTGTAAGGGCTAACGTCTGCGCCTTCTTCGATCTGGCTAATCTCGCCAAGGTCACCGACGCCAAGCCAATCGTGACCTCCCCAAGTATAGGTGCCGATGGAGTTATGCAGGTAAACCGTGCCAGATGGAAACTGTAGCTCAGCAAACGTGACGAGCGCGACATGCTGCGACGATAGTGCAGTGAGTACATTGGAGGGAAAGCCGCGACTCATGCTAGAACGTCCTCGACGGCTTCGATATTGAAGCTCGAACTGATGTCTCTCTGCGTATCCCAAGACGCTGGCCCTGCCAACATGAATACGCCAGATACCGGAGTCAGATAGTCCACGACTGTATTGTTTGCTGCCGTCTTTCTAATTGGTGGGGCAATGGACAAAGTGATATTGCCAGAGGCGTCCGAGTTAGCGTCAGCAATGACCATGTGAAGCTCGTTGTTGAACGAGATGTAGTCTCCCGCCCTCAGGTAATTGTTTACCGATGCCGTCGCACCATCACACACCAAGCTGGTGCCAGATTGCGTACCACCGTTAATAAGCAGCGTACCGCCACCTGCGCCCCTTCGAGTATAAGAGTGATCGTGCAGTGTGAATCTATGCTGCTGTCCGTTGAGCTTGACCACAAACGCCTGCATCTCTCGCCTGTCATCACCCGTAAGATTGGTGAACTGCAAGCTAGCCTTCCACAATGAGCCTTTGCGAGAGGAGGTTTGTATCGCATTAGTCAGCGGTGACTGAAATGTTCGGGTGTTAGCAACAAGCTCAAACGTGTTCGTCGTTGGCGTGATGCTTGGGAATGCAAATGTGGTCACGCGAACCTCTTACGTCTAATTAGGTCTTGTATTGTCATTATAGTCTGCTGGCTGGTCTGAGCCATAGCGGTTTTAATCTTCTGGTCTACATCAGCGCCAGAGCCGCGAGCATCGACGTTGTTGATAACTGTGATGCCTGCCCCCTGACCTTTTGTATGATCTATCACTGATTCATTAGGGTGAAGTGTAGCAAGGAAACCACCGCGCCCATCTATGCCTCCAGACCTCGCGCCCATACCAGTGAAACCGCCGCCCTCAAAACTAGCGGACTTGATTGCTGCGACTTGCTGCAAACCGAAGGCAATGTTCGCCGCTGCTGCGATTTGCCCGAATGGTGGCGGAAACGTCTTGAGCGCGAGAGTGGCAGAAGCTCTGGTGTCCATGATCGCTTGAGCGATATTCACGGCTTTGTTAAGCGCGAACATGCTCTTATTCATGCGAGCAGACGCTTCGAGTTGGTTGTCCAGATTCGTTATTACGTCTTCGCTGTCTTTCTTCTTCTGCTTGGCTAAATCCTTGTCTTGCTTAGCCTTGTCCTCTTTCTCTTTCTTATCAGCCTTCAGCTTGTCCAAGCTGCCAGCAAGCGCAATGTTATTTCTCTCCTCTGCGGTCACAACGCCGTCAAGTGCTGCTCGATATACGGCGAGAGCTTGAGCGCCTAACCCAAAGGTCGCGATTTGTTCTTTAAGGAGGGCATTAGATGCAATGAGCGGGTCTTTGTTCTTTTCTAATGCTTCATTAGCTTTTTTCTGCGCTTCGGCATAGTCAGCGTTTGCTTGATTTACAAGCTCAATGACAACGCTTGCACTTTCAAACTCAGCGTTCGCTGTGACAAGAGTTTGCACAAGCGCATCGATTCTTTCCTTGTTCTCCTTCCCGCCTCTGTTGCTGAATGTCTGTAGCACACTCTCTAGCTCTGCTGTCGCCTCTGCCGTATCTGCTGTTGATTGCTTGAGGACGTTCTGAGCATTCGCTGCTAAAGTGGCGTTTTCCCTAAATGCGATAAGTCTTTGCGTTTCGGTCATACCGAAAAGACTGCCGGCAACGTCATTTGCTGCCTCTTCCATTTCCTTGAGTGCGTTTGTGCCACCGAAGATGGAAGAGATAAACGGCCCAGCAACAGCTGCACCAACGGCGATGAGCGCACCGATCACTGCACCACCGGGGCCGAAGATCGAGGCTATTTGAGAACCTTGTTGACCGAATACTGTAGCCGCTGCTGTGCCACTTTGTAGCTGAACCGCTACGTCTTGAATCTGGAAGCCTAGTTGCTGAGAAGCGCCTCGGAAGTTTTTGAATCGCCCTGTGACGACTTGAGCATTCTTCGCAGTGCGGTTTAGGTTTTGGTTAACCGAATCGAGGCCGCGTTTGGTTCTATCCTCTGCTGTGATTACTACTTTAGCGTCAGCCATTCTCGCGCCCCAAAATGTTTAGGTAGGCTATCCACTCATTGAACTCACTGAGCGGCATCTGCTCTGCCTCACCTATCGTAATATGTAAGCGATCAGCTAAGGCAATGAGATTCAACCGAAACTGATCGCTAGTTAGTTTTTTTCCTGATCCTCAACACTGGTGATGGTGCTAAACATCTGAGCGGCGATCTCGCTAACTATCGCGCTTTCCTCACCCATCAGATCGTGGCGATCCTCTGCCGTGCCAAAGATGCGCTCATTCGACTCGTCGGTAGCCTTCATGCAGATGAGATCAACCATCGCAGGCAGCGTCATGTCACTCAAAAATCCGGGGTGCTTCTTTTGCATCTGGCCCATGTCATACGCTGTAATCGGGTAGCAGTAAAAGACAAAAGGCTGACCGCCTTCGTCTGCCCACTCTGCCACCTCAATTCGCTTTGGCTCAACCTTGCGCCGGTTGCGTAGCTCCCGAACCAGCCCCATCAGTTCGTGCCTTCTGTGACCGCCCCTGATACTTGGAAGGCAAACTCGCCCTCAACTAGACCATCGAATGCTGCGCTTATCGTGTTGCCAGTCACAACCGCTGCCCCGCTGTAGAATTTCTCGCCTGATCCTGTGCCTGTCGGATGGATCTGAAAGTCGAGAGAGTCTGCCGCGTCAACTAATAGCTGCACTGCATCTCCGTCATCCCAATAGACTGACATCGAAACCGTTGCATTCTTGAGTGAGCCGACATAAGTGCGTGCTGTTGCGCCCATCACTGTGGTTTCTAGCGTGTCCGCTGTTTGCTCAATGCTGAAATTCCGCACTTCTCCCGCCGCCGCCGCAGAACCGCCAGTGGCGGCTAGCTTTACGACTCCACCCGAACCTTTTGTAGTAGCCATCTTTTTGCCCTCTAGGTTGTTCCGCGAGTGAACTGATACTCAACTCGCACCGTTATAATGACCCCGCCTATGGGGTCAATGCTTCCATCATCTGTCTCGATGCTGGTTATCTGTGTGTCGATAGCGTTCCCACCTCTGGTTCTATCGACATCTAACTTTTCCTCAATCGCCTCAACGATCTGATTCCTCGATGTGTCTATCGTGGTCGATTTGACGAAACAGACTAGCTCATAGTCTATATTGCCAAAGCGACTCGATGCCGCGCCGCCTACCGTGGCGTCCTCTCTGCTTTCGTTAGTCGTCCTGACTAGGATCGCAGGGTATTGCGCGTTGCTTAGTTTATCAAAGTCAAAAGGCTCTCGCGTCACCAGTTTGATAGTAGGTGATGAGATAGCCTGCAACTGCGTCACGATGTTGCTGGCGATGTTCTCCCTGACGCTCACGCTCTACCCACGGCTGCTTTGATGTCTGTCGTGAACCTAGCCTGCAACCTTGTCTTTTCTTTGCTGTTGAATCCCATAAAAGGGCGAGTGCGCTGGTTGAAGTTCGCCTTTTTGGTTGCCTGTTGGTTGTCAAAGAATATGACCGCTCGTCTACTGCTTTCACTCTTCACCTGCATAGACCTAAGCATCTGCCCTGTTGCGTTCAGATTCACTTTTGTCGGATCGCTTTTGCGTAGCTTTTCCCTACGGAACTTTATGTACTTCGGAGAGTAAGCAGGGAATGCGCCGCTGACACCCTTACCTTTGGAGGTGCGCTGCTTAATGATCTGTTGACCTAATCCCGCGACCCGCAAGATTGCTTTCGGCAATGCTGACTCAACCGCCTGCTTTTGTTTGGCAGTGATCTGTGTCAAATCCTTTGGCGTTATCTCTAGGTTGAGGATCACGGTCATCGAGTTAGTCGCCCATAGCTCACGATATTGCGCTCGTCATCTTCTATCGAGCCGCTATTGTCATCGTCATATTCCACGCCGTCAGCAAACACTGCGACCAATTCCTCTTCATATCTCTGCTTATAGAAGTCGATCATCCCAAGGAAGCGATCATTTTCTACCCAGTTGGTTAGCTGCGGGAGCGCAAACTTCCAGAGAACCAGATAAGCGTTGCAGCGAGTCCATTGTGAATCTGTGAGGTAAGCGGTGACCATTTCTCCTGGCAAGCCTTTGCGATACCACCACTCATTGCGGATGGTTCGCAGCAAGTCTGTCTCCGCCTTGGCATGTTCCGCTGAGAAACTGGTGATGCCGAACTGCAATATGTCGGGAACGAGCGCGACTAAATCAGAGTCTTGAGAGAAGGCCATATCAACTCCACTTGGTACGATCAGCCCAATAAGCCGCTGATGCCGTTTTATCTCGACGACCTTTGGCTATGTTTGCCGCATGTCGTGCCTTGAACGATCTGCGCTTAGCCTTATCAGCTGCACTCTCGCCCTTGCGTGGAGGTTTGGTGTCTGCACCCTGCTGACCGAATCGGATCATGCGAACCTTGTCGCCCTGTCGCGCTAATACGACATGGCTTTTATTCGGGTGCTTTGGTGTACGTTTCGGGCGGTTGTATCCCTCGAAGCGAACGCCACGATATGTAATCGCCATGAGACCTCCAAAAAGGGCCAGCCCCGCAAACTAAGGAGAATGCGAGGCTAGCCGAAACGCTTAGAGTGCGCTGTCGAACAGCATCTCTACGCCATAGCTGTCATCAAGCTCGCCCACACCGTAAACGGCAGTGGCGTTAAGCTCGAATGCCCTCAATGACGCATCGCGCTGGGTCTCAATTTGGAAGTCACGCTTCATAGCGATTGCCATAGCCTCACGGCTGAAGACAGCGCCTTTCGCATCGTCTGAACCATCAACTGTGATGTTGGATGACTCGTAGATGTCTACGCCTGCAATCGTGCCCACATAGCTGTTGACCATAGCCGTGTTCTGCGCCGTTCCACCATTTGGGTTAGCAAAGGTGTTGGTCAGGTTAGCCTTTAGCTGATATGCCTGACCTTGAGCCTTGGCGTTACGCAAGGTAGCCGCAGCCTTGAAGATGTCAGCAACCGTGATCTCGGTGCCTGCTCCACCCAATGCGGTAGAGAAGCCGTCGAATAATGCGATCAGGTCTGTATCGATCTTCGTAGCGATTGAGTTACCTAAAACAGTGCCTAGCTCTTCTGCTGGGTTACCAGAACCCATAGCTGCAACGTCGGTCAGCACAACTTGTGCGCCAACTTCGCCGACTGTAATGGTTACAGAAGATGTTGAGACAGTGCTGCTGCTCATGTCGGTGCCTTCCGTCAAGTCAGCGGCTGTCACTGCTGGGTACTTTGGCACTTGGATGGTCTTACCAGCTTCGTCGCCAATGTTGTACATAGTAACGAGGCCCATCATTAGGGACTCTTCTTCCGCAGTAAATCGTGCCTGTGCGATGATATTCGCGAACAGGTCGTCGAGAGTTGTGCTTGTTGTAGCAGCCATGATTTGTGTCCTATATCAAAAAAAGTGGTTTATTTGGTTTTCTTCTTGAAAGCACGGAAGGCTTCGCGCCCACCATCTTCCCAGTTGTTTACCATGTCCCCCACAGATATAGGCTTCTGCGTCGAGCCACCAGCGTTCCCCATTGTGCCAGCGCCACCTTGAGAGGCTCTGACGAAGTGCGGACTTGCCGTCAAAAATTCGCTCACCGCTTCGTCTATTGAGAGCGGATCTG